CCCACACTAGTTTTGGTTGGTGTCTACGTCCTTTGGTCCAGTCTTGCACGACCCCATGACGTACCGCGACGATGTGTCCACGGGTTAACACTAGGTATACTTTTGTTTTATCAGCCATCTGTTCAAACTGGTTGATCGTGCGTGCCTCTGTGCGTACTGGTGTAAGCATTAGACCCGCATCAATGTATGCTTGCTTAAGTGGTTCTAGTGTCATGCCCTTGCGTGGCTTGCGTCCATGCTGTGATAGGTGCTCGTGCGCTTTCTTATAAGGCATCTGCCCCGCAATAGCCAGTGCCTTGACCGTGCAGTCGCCTGACTCTCCGAAGCGATCAGAGACCGCTTCACAATCCTTAAAATTAATAGCCATCTCTGATACCTCCTAAGATTAAAAGTCTTCTACAATTACGTGACCATTGTCACAGAATAACACCATCGTATCTGCTACTAGGTGCTCTGGTTTTGATAGGCTGATGCCGTATGCTTCGCAAGCATCGTCAATAGAATCGTATTCTGTGAAGCTACAACGCATTGCTACGCGATCCCATTCAATGTTTTCGCCTAGATCATCGCTCAATACCTCCCAGTATTCAGCCAGTGCACGGGCACCTTGAGGCGACCAGTTCGCGTACTCATCGCAGATAAGATCGTTAATCATTGCTTCAATTGTCATTGTTGTGTAGATCATTTTATTCACCTTCTCGGGTTGGTTGATTAATCGAGAACACTCATCGAATGCTCTCTGTTAATCATTAGTAAAGCTCTTTACGTTCAACAGATCGTGCAACAAACTTCGCACCTTTCTTTAGTTGTCGCTCGTTTGGTTTGAAGTAATAAGTTTTTGACATGTCACTCGATACGATTGGATCGCTCTCACCTGTGAGGTCGTCGGCGTATACGTGGCATTCAAATTCTAGCGACTTGAGTGCATCTTTCTTTGTTCTAAAGATTGAATCCAAACGCATTGGACGACCTTCTTTAAAGTGCACTTCAGTGTTTAGTTGGTATACGTATTTCATGATGTGGTTTCCTTTCGGGTTGTTTGCTTAATCAAAAGCTCTGTCGTTTGGTGATCTATTCGGGTGCCCTTTCGATCAGTGACAAAGCTTTTTGTTAAGCCCACTTAGCAACCTGTTTTATCTTGAGTGGTTCGCCTAGCCGATACCATTCACCTTATTCAAGCGATTCAGTGTAAGAACAAATTGTTAATGAGCGTGCTCACAGTTGGAACCTCTGTTTGTTTTCCGTTGGTGATCCCACGCACTAGGGCGCTGTTACTAGGGCCAACTTCCGCATCTGCCAAACTGGTGTGCGAGGTTCCGAGACTGTTAAAGAGCGTATCGTTTCAGAGCTAATTCTATTTCGGCAGTCAGCGACTGTTTCATCCTACTCTCTACTAACCTTCAGGTTTCACCCTTGGCCTTTCGGCTGGTTAGCTCCTCTCGATGTGTGTAGATTAGGGGATTGCGTATCATCTTGTCAAAGAACAATTTGTCATAAGCTTATAACCAAATGAACAAGCCATGACGTATTTGTAGACAGTCAGATCTTGACCTATCAGAACATGACGACGAATGCAAAGAACATTTAGTTCTAGCTTACTGCATCACCTGGTTATAACGGCTGTAAGTGATTGATTATAAAGGGGAATCGAGTTCTCTCTTAACTTGAGCAAAGGTACTGGGTCGACCTAAAAACGCTTAGGGAGCTTCTCAGGAGCTTCTAGGGCGTAGATCGTTTAGTTATAAAGGTATGTCATGTTATAACTGTGGAGCTTCTAAGCTTATAACTGGGACGACTAGGGCGTTGCTGTCGCTCCTATTGCGAAGGTAGGAATACAGTTGGGGTATAAACTGTTTAGGTCTACAACAATTGTGTGTACCTATAGTAGGGTGCATCATCTATTCACACATTCAACTGTTTAGTATCACAACAGTTATGCTGTACAACATTGGGTAGGGACTAGGGAGGGGCGGGGGAGGGGGTTAGTGCTGCGTAGTTAGTGGTGCTGCTTCTCAGACACAAAAAAGAGGTAAAATAGAACTAAATAAGAATGACTATCATCTACATAGAATCTGTGCTAAGTCTTTGAAATCTAAGGCGGTCTGCGGAGACAGGGACACTCTCCATACCCGCTTGAGTTGACCTATGGAAAAGGTGAGGGAGTAGACTAGGGAATTATAAAAAAAGTAGTGCTAGGGTATTGACTTTTGAGTAAAAGTATGGTAGTGTATACTACATAGATTAACGTGACAACAAGACACCGCATTAATAGTAATTAACTTTAAGAAAACATAACTACGCATGTATGTTTCTTAACCTGTGTTCCTTGTCATGTAATACAATGTAACATCTCTATAGAGGTACTGTCGTGACAGAGAATACTTCACAACCTAAACGTCGTGGTCGTCCGCCTAAGACAACAGTTGTCGAAAAGAAGAAAGGTAACCGAGTTGCTAGGGGTCGTCCGAAAGGTGACGCAGCTATCATCAATGAATACAAAGCAAGGATGTTAGCTTCACCTAAGAGTGCGAAGGTTTTAGAAAAGATTTTTGATGCGGCACTTGACGATGAACATAAACATCAAGCAGCAGCATGGAAGATAATTACTGACCGTGTCCTGCCTACTGCAGCCTTTGAGAAAGACGTAGTTAAAGGATCAGGAAAGAATGCGATACAAATTAACATTACCGGAGTTGGTGGCGATACTACTATCATTGGTGGTGATGACGATGCCATTGATGCAGAATTTGAGGACATAAACTAATGGGCTTGTGGGATAAAATAAAAGAGTACGGTTCAGATGCTTGGGAGTCATTAAAAGAAGCTCCAGTAGATACCGTAGCTAATGCAGCTAAGGTTGCAACAAGTGACGCAGGTTCACAGTTTGTTAAAGGACTGGCAGGTAAAGTTACTGGAATGGACATTACGCAGACAGAGGAAAACTTTGATCCTGCTGTAGTTGATGCTATCCGTAAGGTAACAAGACGTGCACTACAGGACGGACGTAGAGGCACAGCATACGAAGATTACGATAACCTACCCGATGGTACTCCTATGGGTGAGTTCGTTCGCTCATCAAAGGCACGTGGCGGTGTAGGCAACTTCATGGAATTGTTTAACGCTTCTCCTGATGCTCAAGCTGCTTTCAGTGTTGGACGTGGTTCAATTGAAGTTACTGATGATGGCGATGTGTACTTCACTGATAAGTATAACTTCTCTGGTTCATCATCTAACAAGGGTAAGGATTCTTACTCTGCGTTGCGCTCTGCAGCTGGACGTTTGATGCAGGAAGATGAAGGTGATACGACAGGTAACACAATCCGCATCTACGTAGGTAAAGAAGAAGACATCCTTGGACGTGAAGTTAAGAAAGGCGATACGCTAGGTAAGATTGCTAAAGACATGGGCGTATCAGTTCAGGAACTAGCAGACTACAACGGCATCAAGGATGTAAACAGAATTAACGTAGGTCAGCGTATTGCTAAGCCACCTGCTAGAGAAGAAGTCAAAGAAGAAGTTGTATCTGCAGACGAGCTGATGGGTACAGACAATCCGTTTAAATCTGGGATTCTATGACAGCATTAAACGTCAAACTGCTTAACTGGCAGCAAGAGGTATTCAGTGACGATACTCGCTTCAAGATCGTGGCAGCTGGTCGTCGAACAGGCAAGTCTCGATTGGCAGCATGGAAGCTTATTCTTAACGCACTCCAAGTTGAGCGTGGTCATGTCTTTTATGTAGCGCCTACACAGGGACAGGCACGTGACATTATGTGGCAGACGTTGATGGAGTTGGGGCATGAAGTTATTAAGTCAGCTCACATCAACAACCTACAGATCACATTGATCAATGGGGCTACGATAAGCTTAAAAGGTGCTGACCGTCCTGAGACGATGCGTGGTGTTTCCTTGAAGTACCTTGTCATGGATGAATACGCAGACATGAAGCCTAGTGTCTGGGAACAGATCCTACGTCCTGCCCTTGCCGACCAGAAGGGTGGAGCGTTGTTCATTGGTACACCGATGGGGCGTAACCACTTCTATGATCTGTACATGTACGGTGAGATGGGCGATGACCCTACGTATAAGTCATGGCACTTTACGTCATACGATAATGAACTACTAGACCCAGAAGAGATTGACATGGCTAAGAAGTCAATGTCCTCGTTTGCGTTTAAGCAGGAGTTCATGGCCTCGTTCGCTGCACAAGGTAGTGACATCTTTAAAGAAGACTGGGTACAGTTTGATGACGAAGAACCAGAAGACGGTGACTACTACATCGCAATCGACCTTGCTGGATTTGTTGACAGTTCGTCAACTGGAAAGAAAAACAAAAGACTCGATAACACTGCAATCTCGATTGTTAAAGTTGGCGAGTTCGGATGGTGGGTCAAAGAAATAATCTACGGGCGTTGGACGTTAGACAAGACAGCAGAAAAAATCTTTAACGCTGTAGCTAAGTACCAACCTGTAGCAGTGGGTATAGAACGTGGTATTGCTAAGCAAGCAGTTATGTCGCCACTATCTGACCTAATGAAACAACGTAGCCGTTTCTTCCGTGTAGAAGAACTTACGCATGGTAATAAAAATAAAATTGACCGTATTGTTTGGGCACTACAAGGACGCTTTGAACACGGCAACATTAGCTTGAATACAGGAGATTGGAATAATGAGTTCCTAGATCAACTGTTCCAATTCCCTAACCAATTAGTGCATGACGACTTGATCGACTCCCTAGCATACATTGACCAAATGGCGCAAGTCGTTTATCATTATGACTGGGAAGAAGATGACTTCGAAATGCTCGATCCAATAGCAGGATACTAACTATGTACGATGATAACGAATTAGAATTTGGTAGCGACCTTACCACATGGATTATGGGTAAATGCGAAGATTGGCGTGATCACTATGACACGACATACCGCAATGACCATGAAGAATACTACCGCTTATGGCGTGGTATCTGGGCAGAAGAAGATAAGATGCGTCAGAGTGAACGCTCTCGTCTGATTTCTCCAGCACTACAGCAAGCAGTTGAGTCTTCTGTAGCAGAAGTAGAAGAAGCTACGTTTGGACGTGGCAAATGGTTTGACATCCGTGACGATAAAGCAGACCAAGATCCACGAGACATTCAGTTACTACGTGGTCAACTTGAAGAAGACATGGAGTTTGTTAAAGCTCGTAAGTCTGTAGCTGAGTGTATTCTTAACGCAGCTATCTACGGTACTGGTATCGGTGAGATTGTACTTGAAGAAGTCACTGAAATAGTTCCAGCAACTCGTCCAGCACTTGACGGTGCTATGCGTGCGATTGGTGTAGAAGAGCGTCAGCGTTTTGTAGCTAAGCTAGTGCCTGTACTACCGCAGAACTTCTTGATTGACCCTGTTGCTACTAACATTGAAGAAGCACTAGGCGTAGCAATTGACAAGTTTGTGCCTCGTCACATTGTTGAAGAAGGTATTGCATCAGGTATTTACTTCGACGTTGACCTAGAGAACTGCTCAAACAAAGATGAAATTGCGTTTGACAGCGAAGAAGAAACATCATACGACGAGGACAAGGTACGTCTAACTACTTACTACGGTAAAGTACCTACTGACATCTACAACAAAGAGATGTACGGTGACTACGAAAGCGAAGATGACGCTGAAGACATGATGGAAGGGGCTTACGTAGAGGTTGTTGCAGTTATTGCTAACGAATCTGAACTACTTAAGATCGAAGCTAACCCTTACATGATGGGTGATCGTCCTGTTGTCGCGTTTGCATGGGACAATGTACCGTCTCGTTTCTGGGGTCGTGGCGTTTGTGAGAAGGGTTACAACTCTCAGAAGGCTCTTGACACCGAACTACGTGCTCGTATTGACGCTCTTGCCCTAACTGTACACCCAATGATGGCAGTTGACGCATCTCGTCTTCCTCGTGGTGCTAAGATGGAAGTGAGACCGGGCAAAACACTGCTTACTAACGGTAATCCTGCAGAAATCTTGCAGCCATTTAAGTTTGGTAACCTTGATCCGAATACGTTTAACCAATCGGCTCAACTACAGCAGATGGTTCAACAGGCTACAGGTGCTATTGACACGGCAGGTATCCCATCATTCGCAGGTTCAGAGGCTACGGCAGCAGGAATCAGCATGTCTTTGGGTGCAATCATTAAACGTCACAAGCGTACACTGATTAACTTCCAAGATAGCTTCCTAATCCCGTTCATTACTAAGTCTGCACACCGTTACATGCAGTTTAACCCTGAGTTGTACCCAGTTCAGGACTACAAGTTCATCTCTTCGTCGTCTCTAGGCATCATTGCACGTGAGTACGAAGTGACTCAGCTTGTTCAGCTACTACAAACTATGGGTCAAGACAGCCCATTATACGTAACTCTTGTTCAGTCTATCATTGACAACATGAACCTAAGCAACCGTGAAGACTTGATTGCTCAGATTCAGCAAGCAGCACAGCCTGATCCACAAGCTCAGCAGATGCAGCAACAACAAGCACAGCTTCAGTTGCAACAAGCGCAGCTACAGCTACAGTACATGCAAGCACAGGTTGCTGAGATCAATAGTCGTGTACAGCAGAACGCTGTTGAGACACAGCTCATGCCGTTTGAAGCAGAGTCTGAACGTATCCGCAGCATGTCTGTTGGTATGCGTGATGAAGACCCTACGCAAATTGATTTTGAGAATAAAACTAAGGTCGCTGAGTTGGCTCTGAAAGAAAAAGACTTAAACATTAAAGCAGAAGCAATGCAAAACCAACTACGCATGGCAGCAATGAAAGGAAATAAATAATGGTAACGCAGAAAGACATACAGGATGTAGTCAAAGCACTTAACGAAGTGTTACGAGAAATCGATAAGCGTATTACCAAGCTTGAGGAGGGTGCGAAAGCACCTGCCCCTCAGCGAGGAAGACCGAAAAAAGTTTCAGAAAACACTTGACAAATCATTTAAAATGTGTTATGGTTCCTTTACTATTAACACACCACAGGGATAAAGTCAATGACTCCTGAACTAGAAAAATACTACGAAACATACTTTGATTTATTCACGACCAATGGTTGGAAACAATTTATCGAAGACGTAACAATTAATGCCGAATCGTTTGATGTACGTAATGTACCTGACGAGAAGGCACTCAAGTTCGTTCAAGGTCAACTGCTGATCATGGACAAACTTCTTAACTGGGAAGCATCTGTAGAGATGGCATACAACCAAGTTAAGGAAGAAAGTGAAGAATAACCCTGAAGCATTGGGCACAGGACTCTTCTTAATTTTATCCACAATACTGTTATCAGTACGGAGTTTATAATGGCAGAACTACTTGATGAAGATTATCAAGATGAAACCCTACCAGAGGGCGATGAGTACACATCCTTTGATGAACCGGAAACAGAACCGGACAACTCAGCAGAGGAACAACCTGAAGAGCCAGTAGTGGCACAGGATGAAGACGAAGACATGCCGGACAAGTACCGAGGCAAGAGTGCTAAGGAAATTGTTCAGATGCACCAAGAAGCTGAGAAGCTACTAGGTCGTCAGAGTTCAGAGGTTGGTGAGCTACGCAAACTAGTAGACAACTTTATCTTATCTCAGACAGAAACTGCAAAGCCCAAAGAAGAAGAAGACGAAGTTGATTTCTTTGAAGACCCGCAGAAGGCTATAGAAGCTGCGATTAACAAGCATCCTAAAGTTCGTGAAGCAGAACAAGCATCTGCTGCCATGAAACAACAGGCTGCGATGTCAACGCTGAAGGCTAAGCATCCAGATTATCAAGCTGTTCTTGGTGATCCTGCTTTCTCTGATTGGGTTAAAGGAAGCAAGGTACGTATGGAGCTTTATGCTCGTGCAGACCGTGGTTATGATGTTGATTCAGCAGACGAACTACTATCTACATGGAAAGAGCGCCAGCGTATTGTGACCCAAACCAAAGAAGTCGAAGAGAAAGAGTTGTCGCGCCAACGTAAGGCTGCCTCTACAGGTGGTGGCAAAGGTGGCGGTGAAGGACGTTCTCGGAAAATCTATCGTCGTGCTGACATTATCAACTTAATGCAAAATGATCCGGCACGTTACCTAGAATTAGCTGATGAAATTACTGCAGCTTATTCCGAAGGCCGTGTCAAATAACTTTATTGAAGGTAAATTAAAATGGCTCTTGGCTCAAATCATGTAACTAACACAACTGCAGCAACTTTTATCCCAGAATTATGGTCTGACGAAATCGTAGCTGCGTACAAAAACTCGCTAGTAATGGCTAACGTAGTAAACAAAATGCCAATGAAAGGTAAGAAAGGTGATACTATTCACATTCCTAAGCCTACTCGTGGTACTGCGTCTGCTAAAGCTGCTTCTACTCAAGTAACTCTACAGGCTGCTACTGAGTCTGAAGTTGTTGTTACTATCGACAAACACTACGAATACTCACGTCTAATCGAAGACATCACCGAAGTACAGGCTCAGGCTTCTCTTCGTAAGTTCTACACTGATGACGCTGGTTACGCTCTAGCTAAACAGGTTGACTCTGACCTATT